CTCGTGGGGGGGTGGGCAGCAAAAAAGCGGGGTGCCGTCATGAACATTTGTTTTCGTTCGTGAGTTTGCGTCGAACGATGGCACCCCCCCACCCCCCACCCCCCCGGTGGGGGTAGGCACCCCGCCCCCCCGGTGGGTACAGCGTGGGCATGAACAGCATCAGCATCGTGGCCCTGGCCCGTGACCTGGCCATCATCGTGGCCGCCGTCGTGTTCGTCATCGACATTTACTCGTCGCCCGACCTCTTCGCTCGTGCTTTGCGTTCCAGCTCCGCCTGTTCGCGACGCCCAAGCCCGAGGTAGGTGGCGACCGCCCCGACCATCGCACCCGAGAGCGTGGCTAGGACGTTCGCCTCCTGGGCGTTGAGCATGTGGTCGCTGATGACAGCGCCGAGAAAGCCGATGACGAGCGAGGCGGATACGCCCAGTGCGAGCACGAAGCCAACGGCGCCGGTCCAGTCGATCTTTGTCCACCATGGTTCTTTGCTGGCCATCTCAGCCTCCCTTAGCGAGCCACGCCACCGACGCAGTCGCAGTACAGGCAGCGCCCATCACGGTGATGGTCGACGAGGTGGCCGCACTCGCACAGCGACTGGTCACGCCCGGCGAGACCGCAGCGCCGGCAGCGGAAGGCGGGCGGTGTGCCGACCCACTCGTGGCCGAGGAGCTGGCAGCGCAGCGTCGCCGTCGCGGCGCGGAGCGCGTGCGCATCCCGCCGCTCGGCGAGTAGCCGGGCGGCCTCGGCGTCGAGGATCCGCTGTGCGGCGCGACGCGCGCTCTCGGGCAGCTTGCTCACGCTGCCTCGGCCTGCGCCCGCTCCATCGCCGGTGCACTCGCGGCGTGGATCTCGGCGCGGTCGAAGAGCAGGCGCTCGCCGTCCTCGGTCACCAGCTCGAACGTGTTGTCGGTGGTGCGGAAGATCGCGGTGTCCGGCTCGGGCGTGTGCTCGGGCCGGCCCGCGTGGTCGAAGCCGAGCAGTCCCTCACGCATCGTCATCGTCATCCTTCTCGTCCTCTGTTTGTCCGATGGTTGGCGGCGGGGCGCTCATGCCGTCCCTTCTCCGAGCAGCTCGAGCTGCCCGACGATCGGGCCGGTCCCGTTCTGCGGCGAGCGGAACCCGAGCCGCACGGCAGTCTCGATCCGGTCGCGCGCCATCTCCGCGTACTCCGGGTTCAACTCGACCCCGACGAACGAGCGGTTGTGCCGTAGGGCGACCATCCCGGTAGTGCCGGCCCCGGCGAACGGGTCGAGGACGGTCCCGCCTTCGGGTGCCCCGGCGAGGATGCACGGCTCGATCAGTTTCGGCGGGAACGTGGCGAAGTGCGCGCCCGCGTAGGGCTGGGTGGCGACGGTCCAGACAGACCGCTTGTTGCGGCCGGCGCTGTTGAACTTGCCGAACGTCGTGCCGACGCCGGGTAGACCTCGATGATCGAGTTGCGAGCGGTGCGGGTCGTCCTCCTGCGTGGAACCGGGCACCCATTCGCCCACGGCACCGTCGCCGTGCCTCTGCAGCGCGGTCAGCCGCGCCCCGTTGGAGTCCGCATGTTCCTCTCGGATAGCGTCAGCGTCGTAGAAGTACCGCGGCCCCTTCGACAGCAGGAACACGTACTCGTGCGCCTTCGTCGGCCGGTCCGTCACGCTCTCAGGCATCGGGTTCGGCTTGGACCAGATGATGTCGGAGCGGAGGTGCCAGCCGTCGGCGCGGAGGGCGAACGCGACAAGCCACGGGATGCCGATGAGGTCCTTCGGCTTGTAGCCGTTCGGCGCGCGCCGCAGGTTGCCGGGCGCGTCGGCGCGGCCCGTTGCTCCGTCGGTCGAACCGTAGGCTCGTGCTCCACCGTTGACCGCGTAGCTGTCCCCGAGGTTCAGCCACACCGTCCCATCGTCTCTCAATACTCGTCTGACCTCGCGGAACACCGCGACGAGCGCGGCGACGAACTCGTCGGGCGTCGGCTCGAGGCCGATCTGCCGGTCGACGCGGCGGGCGCCGCACCTGCCGCACGTCTCGCGGAAGTTCTCATTGCGCTGTGCCTCCACGTTCGACCGGCCCGCCCGAAGGCTCGTTGCGCCTTGCTGTTGGTGCGCCGTCTCGTGGCGGTGATTGCACGCCGCGTCGCCGCCCTCCCACTCGCCGGTGCCGTAGTCCCGCAGACCGAAATACGGCGGGCTCGTGACGACGGTGTGGACGCTCCCCGCCGGCAGCGACGCGAGCACGTCGCGGCAGTCGCCCTCGAGGATCCGCCAGTCGCCGACGGCCTTCGCACGGCCCTGCACCTTCATGGCGTCCTCCGGCTCCGCGTAGATCCACTCCAGCGCCTCTCGCAGGATCTCGGCCTCATGGCCAGTCATGCAACCGCCTCCCAAAGTGTGCGCGGGATCTCATCCGTGCCGCGGCTCTCACGCGGCCTTGACGGTGCCGTCCAGCCCTTACGTGCCGGCCGCTCAGCCACCACACGCCACCCAGCTGCACGCAGGCTCGCGCCCGACTCGCCCTGCTGCGTGTACGTGATGAGCCGCCGATAGCCGAGCGCCTTCGTCGCCTGCCACGCAGCGGCGTACAGCATCGAGTTCGCGTTTCGCGTGCCGTCGGTGGCGGTGCGGTTGACCTCGAGCGTCCGGCCGTCGTTGAAGTGCCGAGCCACGGGCCGACCGACCATCGCAACTCCGACGAGCGTTGTGTCGTCCGCAACGCCGATGCTGAACTTGTGGCCGATCGGGGGCGCGTGGTGGCGGTGCCACATCGAGACGAACCCGCACGCCTCATCAAAGGACACCGGGACAAGTTGAAGATCGCTCATGCCTCCTGGTCCTCGCTCTGCGGGGAACGAGCGGTGCGAAGGAACGCCTGGGCCTTCTCGATGGTCGGCCAGTAATTGCGCTGCGCTTCTTCCAGGTTGCAGTCGCAGGCGCCGATGGTGCCCTTGTCGCAGATGCACTCGGGGTACTCGGCGTAAGGCAAGAGCCAAGCCACGACTTCCCGCAGATGCTCGACCTCCGCGACCAGTCTGGCGTTCTCATAATCGAGGTGTTGAAGGCGCGTGTTCTCATCCCGCAGTCGATCGACCAGGACCGCGTTCAGCCACTCGCCGTGCCACGTCGGCGCTCGCTTGTCCTTCTCAGCGACCACTTCGATCTCGGCCTCACGGCGGCCACCGGCCATCACCATCCCTCCTTGAAGTGCGGCGCGTCGGGCGCCAAGTAGTAGTTCTCGTTGAGCGGCCTCGCCCGCACCCATCCGTGGCGCGGATGCAGCTTGCGCGGCGCGTAGCAGTGCGTGCAGATCCAGAACCGCCAGCCACGGCGCTTGAACTCGTGCGGCGCAGTCGTCATCTCGCTCATCCCTCTTGGTCCTCGCTCTGCGGGGAACGGACGGCATCGAGAGCGGCGATGGCGGCTTCGGCATCGAGACGTGCCTGCTCCCACATGCCTTCGGGCGGGTCATCGAGGTCGTACTCCTCCGGTTCGACCATCGGCGACGTGTGCGGCCCGCCCTCGTAGCGCTCAGCGTTCGCCTGGTCGATCCAGCGCTTCATCAGCGCCCGCGCGACCGCTTCGATCTCGGCCTCTCGGCCACCGGCAGAATCAGTCATCGGTCGCGGTCGACCGCGTCGGTCATCTGCTCGTCGATTCCGTCATGGCCGCGCTGGGCGACGGCCTTGGAGGCGCGGTCGACGGGCCGGCGGCCGTGCAGCGCCTGGTAGGCCATGTTGCCCCACACTCCCGATTGCGCATCGCTGATGAGGACCAGCGTGTTGTGCATCGCGAGGGCGTAGGACGCGATCGACGTGTGCCCGGCGCGGCCGGCGCGGGCGGCGAGGTAGTCGAGCTGCTCGTTCGTCACGGCCTTCGATCTCCGTCGACCTCGAAGCTGAACGCGAGCCCGAACGTCGCGGCCAGCTTGCGCATCGTCTCGTCGTCGCCGCCCATCAGCTTCCGCAGCAAAGGCGAAGGCTGTTTGCCCTGACGCAACCGCAGTAGCTGTTCGTCGCGTGCCCAACGCTTGATGTCCTCGGTGCTCGGTGCCGGCGGCTCGGGCCTTCCGGGGTTCTCCCACTCGAGCGCCTGGTCGTACTGGCCGGGCTCAAGGTTCCCGCACTCCGAGCACCACAGCACGCCGTGGCGGTCGATGTCCATCTGCGGCGAGCGCGGGACGCAGTCGCAGACCTCGGCGCCCATGACGGCCTCGTCGAGGACGGCGCGGTAGGCGGCCTCTGAGTTGTCGGGGCGCCGGGTGACGCCGGCGGCCGGGCGCTCGGGCTCGGGGGCGGGCGGGTGCAGACGCTGGTAGACGTCGGCGGCCGCGGGTCGCCACTCTTCGGTGCGGGCGAGCCCTCGGATGGCGGCAGCCACGTCCTCTACGGGCTCGTCGCCGAGGATGGAGGCGTACGGCTTGTAGTCGGTGGGCTGCATGCGCTTGCGCCACGACCCGAGCGCCGCGACGACGGGTCCCCACAGGTGCGCGATGCGAGCCATGTTGTCGGCGTCGCACGCCGCCAGCAGACGCACGGACAGCAGGCCGTTCTCTTCGTTTTCTTTCATCCCCTCATCCCCCGGCCTCGCGCGCCCGCGCCCGCGGAGCCCTCGGTGGTCCCCCAACCGGGGGAGGGTGGGGTGGATTTTTGGAGTTTTCGGACTTTGCGAACAGAACCTCAAACGCGTGTGGAAACCATGTGAACGTTTGCGGTAGAACACCGGCGCCGCGAGGCGCCGGGGTCGCGCGCGCGCCCGCGAGACACCCTGTCAAGTTCTTATCCATTCCAGTCTTTGACACGGTGTCAAGCTACGTCTCATCCGGATCGTAGAAGGCGTCATCGGACGGGATGTCCGACTCGCCGGTAGGGACGAACCCGGCCCGGAACAGGTCGATGAGCTTGGACGCCTGACCGGAGCGCAGCTCACGCATCCACCCGGCCTTCAGCTCGACGTCCTCGAGGCCGACGTGGTTCAGCGCGGCGCGGAGCTGGTGGCCCTTGAAGCCCTCGCGCATGGCCCTTTGGAGCAGGCCCTTGAGGTAGCCGTACTGGCCCTCGGTGATCGGGTCGAGCACCGGGTCGGGCGCCCGCTTGGGGGCGTCCTCCGTGCCTTCTACGGGACGTTCCGGGGACTCCGTAACCCCGGCGTCACTTTCGGCCTCCACGACGTCAGAGGGCTCGATTTCGACGGCATCGGCAGCGAGCTCCTCGGCGGCGTACACCGAGCCGACGAAGAGGTCCGGGCAGTGCATCCGGGCGCCGTTGGTCATCGCCCTGGCGAAGTACATGTTGCGCGGGTACTTCTGGTAGTTCTGACCGCCGAGGCCGGCGCGCTTGGCATCCGCCGGGCCGAACTCCGAGACCGGCATCAGCGGCTTGCCGTGGCGCAGGAAGACGATCGCGCAGCCCGAGTCGTCCCACCGCTTGATGGCGTAGTCGTAGACCCCGGAGCGCCGCACGAGCGCGGCGACGGCGCCGGCCGACAGGGTGACCTCGCCCTTGATGATGTCGATGCCCCTCATGGAGGCGATCGGCCCGAGCCCGAGCTCGGCGCCGGCCATGATCTTGACCGCCGCCTGCGCCGCCTCCTTGGCGTCGGCGAAGTAGTCCGACGCCGCGACGAGCGCGCCGAGGGACTGCACGGCGGCGGGGTCGGGCAGCGCGGCGGGAACGATCTCGGTGGTCACCGGCAACTCCATTCGCCGCCGCGGCCGACGGCGTGCATCCAGGCGGCGGCGAGCGCGGACCACTTCGCCGACCAGATCGAGTGATGCCGGTATGGCGTCGACCTCCAGGTGCTCGGGATGAACTGGAACAGGCCGCTCGAGCCCGAGGAGGTGTTGTAGGCCCGCGGGTTGAAGCGCGACTCGCACCACGCCTTGCGTCTGAGCATCGCCTCGGAGACCCGCCAGCGCATCGCGGCGCGGTGAATGCAGGCCCCGACCGAGCCCTGGTCGCAGCGGTGGCCGGCGACCCGCTCGTCGCAGGCGTGGGTGTTGCAGCCGCCGGGCAGCGCGATCGCGGCGACGGCGAGTACCAGGGTCACGAGCGTTCCTCCTCGGGGTGGGGGGTTGGCGGCCAGAGCCACTCGGGTGGCCCGGCGTGGCCGTTGCGAGCCGCGAGCAGCGCCCGCAGGCGGTCAAGCTCGGCCTCCTGGCGGCGGCGCTCGCGGCGCTCGAGGGCGGCGAGGGTGATGGCGAAGAACGCGAGCAGCAGCGGGACGACGGTGAGGCCGTTGACGGTCACGCGGCGGCCCGAGGCCCGTCTACCTCGGCGATCCGCTGCCGGATGAGGCGGGCGACCTCGGCGCTGAGGCTGCGGTCGTTTTCCTCGGCGATCTGGCGTATCTGCTCGGCGACCTCGGGGGTCACCCGAACGTAGAGCTGGATGGTCTCGGCCATGCCTGGGACGCTACACACTCTGCAGGCGGACTGCCGGGCATGCAACGCACTTTGCGGAGAATTGCTGTCAGCGATACTGCGGGCGGGGCGTCCCGGGTTTGAGTTGAACCCTTCCCGGGGCGCCCCGCTACTGCGGCTAGTAGCCCTCGGGGATCGGCTCGGGCTCCGGCGGCAGGTCGCCGTTGCGCGCCCGCGCCTGGTTGACGTGCAGCGTCCGCATCCCGTAGATCCGCTTCGTGGTGCCCGGCGAGCGCGGCGGGCGCTTGTTCACGGACGCAACCGGCACATCGCCCTCGCCCACGGCGACGTCGGCCGTTCTTGTGCGCATCCCCGCGGTACTACGGCGCTCCCGCTTCGCGGCGCGATATGCCTCCCGCTGCTCCGGGGTCCCCTTCTCAACCTGCCGCTGGATACGAATGGCGTAGCGGCGGAGCAGCCGGAACGTGATCGGCTCGATTTCCGACAGCTCTCCGCCGTCGAAATGGACGATCTGTCGCTGCGCGGGCGGCGGCGTCAGCCAACTCAGCCGCTCGCCGGTCTTCGCGTCCGTAAACCGGATCGTCTGGATGTCGACCATCACCATCTCCGCGTCCGGGTGAGCGCGCTTAACCGCCCGAGCGATCATGCATTTCGCGGAGTGCTGCCGGACCGCGTACTGGATGTCGTCGTTCGTCAGTTCGACGACGATGCCTTTGGCCATGTTGAACCCTTCTGTCGAGTAGCAGAAGGAACGTGGCTCTAAGTTCCTTCTGCTGATGGACGCGGAAACGTACCACGAGGCGCGGGCGGCTAGAGCATCCCGGCGACCGCCAGAAGCACGACCGCGGCAATCACCATCCCGACGCAGGTCAGGCAGACGAGCAGGATGAGGGCCTCCCCTGGTTTCACCCCGGCAGGATCGCAACGACGCAGGCGGCAACGAACACCCGTTGCTCGGGGTTGCGGCCGTGGAGCTCGACCTGCATCAAGGTCGAGCCCGGTGGGCATACGGGACCCGGTCCCCCGGCCGGTCCGACGGGGCCGGGGGGACCGGTGGGGCCGGGAACGCCGGCTGGTCCGGGCCGCCCCCGGCGTCCCCGAGCGCCGCGGCGTCCTCTGCGACCTCGTCGGCCCCGGCTGCCATCCTTGCCGGCGGCGCCGCGAGCGCCTCGTACGCCCTGTGCGCCGGCCGGCCCCGAAGGGCCTGACGGACCGGCCGGCCCGCGGGCACCGGGTGTGCCCGGAGATCCTCGATTGCCTTGTTCTCCGGGCCGTCCCGGTGCTCCCCGGCTGCCGGGGTCACCCGGCGGTCCCTGAGCGCCCACAGGCCCCGCAGGCCCCGCGGGGCCGCGGGGGCCGGTGTCGCCGGCGATCACCAGCGCGGTGACGCCGGACAGGCTGCCCATCGCGGCGCAGTACAGGACGACGAGCCATGCGGTCTTACGGCCCACGGAGGCGGGCTACCTCGGCTCGGCAGTCCGCGAGCGCCGCCTGTTGCTCCTCCCAGATCTCATGCTGGACCTCCACGACCCCGCGTAGGTCGGAGCGAGCCAGCCTGGCGATCGCGAGGACCACGCCGACGACTCCGACGACTGCGGTCAGATAGGGGACGAACTCATCCCAGCCCACCCGGATCATCCCCCGTGGCCGGGGCGCGAGCGGTGCGGTTCTCCTCGACGGCGACGGCGAGCTCGATGAGCTGCATCTGCTTCTCAAGGCGTTCGCGCTGCTCGTCGGTCATCTGCGCGTCAGAGCCTTTCTCGGCCATGCGCCCCTCCTCAGTCGGGGAAGTCGACGATCCCGTAACCGTCCCAGTAGCCGGGGCCACGGTCACGCTTGGCGACGCAGCCGCCGTTGTACTGCGAGCCCTCCGAGCCCGGCGACGTGTTGCCCTCGATCGTCGTCATCGTCTCGGCGTCGTAGATGACGCCGGTGTGGTCTGATCCGATGAACGCGTGGTCGCCGGCGTGGACCTTGCTCGGGTCGGTGGTGTAGCCGCGGTAGATGCCCGAGCCCTGCTTGGCGAGCTGGCGGTTGTTGTAGACGCCGGCGGTCCCCGACCCGGCCACGCCGTTGTCCCACGCCGAGCAGACCGCGAAGCAGGCACACCACGGCACCCCGTCGTCGCCGTAGACGCGCTCCTGCCACTTCGACGGCTGCGGCTGGCCCTTGTTGGACCCGGACGGGTTCTCCGACACGCCGAGGTACTTCTCCAGCCAGTCCTTGCACGCCGAGCGCGACCCGCCGCCCGAGGGCTCATCGTGGATCACCTGGCCGTACTTGTTGTGGCTCTTCTCGTAGTCGTCCCAGAACGAGCCGTAGTGCGTGGCGATGCAGAGGTTTTCGTAGCGCAGCTCGCGCTCGGCCTCGTTCCAGCCCTCGTCCTCGCCGAGGTGCCACACCTGCTTGCGGCGAGAGACCAGCCAGTCCGAGTTCGCGGTCTTCCGCGCCTTCTGCTTGTCGTCGGCGCTCTTGCCGTCACCCCCGAGCATGAGGTAGCCCTCGCGCTCCTCGATGTAGGACTTCTCCGAGGGGGTGCAGCCGTTGGCCGGCAGCGTGTACTCGTGCTTCGCGGTCGCGGTGTTCAGCGACTCGTCCTTGAGCTGGTCGTAGCGGGCGGCGCGGTTGTTGACGTCCCAGCCGGCGCCCCCGGAGCAGTTCTTCTTGCCCTCGGCGCAGCGCCAGATCTCCTTGCGCTGATTCACCAGCCAGTCGCGGGCGTTCATCTTCCGCCCCTCCTGGGCGTCCGAATACCCCTCCCAGTCGGTGATCGCCCTGAGGGTGCCGTACTCGTCCCAGTACTTCTGCTCGGTCTCGGTGAGGTCTGAGTAGGCCATCAGCCGACCCGGATCGGGACGGCGAGCATCCAGCGTTCCTGGATGAAGATCGGCGAGGCGGCGGTGCCGCGGTACTTGGCGACGAGCGCCGTCGCGGCGGCCAGGCCCGTCTTACGGCGCCTACGGGATGCGCTGTCAAAGGTGCCTGCGGCGGCGACCGTGGTCGCGATCTGATCGGCGTTGGAGGCGGGCGTCGCGCCGATCGCGTAGCTCATCGCGACCTCCTGGCCGGCCGAGCCGTTGATGCGGGCGCCGATGTGAACGTCGTAGTCGCCGGCGAGCGGCAGCGTGACTTGCGGGCCGACGGTCGCGAGGTCGACATAGGCCGCGGTGGCGGCGCTCGCCTCGGCGGCCACGACCTCCGAATACAGGCCGGCGCCGCCGAGCACTTCCCACTTGTAGGCGCCGGCCGCGGCGGCGCGGTAGCGCAGGTGCCAGACGAGCCCGGCGGTCGCCATCGCCGCGTTCTGGTAGTAGCACTCCTGCCCGTCGACCGGGCTGCCGGGCAGGGTCGTGACCAGCGGCGGGTGCAGCGACGTGGTGGCGTCGAGCTTGACGGCGAGGGCCTGGATGTCGCGGGGAACGTCGGCGGTGTCCGACAGGGCGGGGTACGGGAGGGCGAGGACGGGCGTGGCTGGCATCGCGGGGTGCTCCTATCCGACCCGGATGGGGCGGGCCTTGATGACGAGGTCCTTGCACGACGCCGCGACCGTGCCGGCGCCGATCGAGTAGCGCAGGTTCAGGACGGCGGCGGCCGGATGCGTCATGACGAGCGAGCGGTAGATCTGCGCGGCGTCCCACTGCCCGTCGCCGCTCATCGATACCTGCTGGCTGGAATTGACGGCGTTGACGAAGAGGCTGCCGATCAGGGTGTTCAGGGCGGCCGCGGCGTTCTGGAAGTAGCCGCCGAAGTCGGTTTCGTAGTCGCCGGCGAGCGGGACCGTCAGGCTCGGCGTGTTCGTCGTCGATGGTGTCGTGCTCGAGAACGAGCCGCCGGTGCCGGTCGCGACGAGCGGCTGCCCGCCGACGCATTCCCATTTGTACGCAGAGACCGCGGCGGCGCGGTAGCGCAGGTGCCAGATCGTCTCGCCGGTGCGGTAGTAGCACTCCTGGCCGTCGACCGGCGAGCCCGGCAGGCTGGTGACCAGGGGCGCCGAGCCACCGGACGGTCCCTGAGGGCCGGTGTCGCCGGTGTCGCCCTTCGGACCGGCGGGTCCCGTGGCGCCGGTCGCGCCGGTGGGGCCGGTGGGGCCGGTGGCGCCCGTCGAGCCAGTCGGCCCCGTTGGGCCGGGCGGGCCTTGCGGGCCGGTGGCGCCGCCGCCGCCGCCGCCGAGGACGAGCAGCCGGCCGGGCCAGGCGAGCATGTAGGCCGCTTGGCCGGCGGCCTCGGCGGGGGCCTTGGGAACCTCGATGGCGCTGCCGCCGACGTTGACGACGCTGTAGCGGCTGCTCGACGGGGTGGCGCCGGTGTAGGCGCCGACGATGACGCGGGCGCCGTCGGTCGGAGCGGTGAGGTCGCGCAGCACCGCGGTGAGCGAGCGGGTCGCCGGGGTGCTCATGCCGGCGTCGCCTCCCACCCGAGCGGCCACACCGCGGCCGGCTTGGCCTGCGCGACGGGCGCGAACTGGGTGCGGGTCACGATCGCCTGCGCCTCGGTGGCGAGATCGATCGTCGTGGCGTCGATCAGGTGGCGCTCGCTGCGACCGTCGGGGAACACGACGGTGATCGTGTCGCCGGCCTCCAGCGCAGGGTTGGGGGCGGCGGTCAGCTCGAGCGACCGGGTCTGCTTCAGGCGCAGCCGCAGCAGGCTCTCGGCGGCGGCCTGCGCCTCGCCGGTGGTGGTGACGGTGGTCGAGTCGGCGAGCATGGCGACGTGGCCGAACGGGCCACCCCACCGGATCGGACTGGTGGGGTCGTCGAACGTCGCGAGCGCGCTTACCGGCGGCAGGTCCGATTGCGCCTGGCCCTTGACGACGACGCCGTTGTAGACGCCGGTGCGGTCCAGGGATTCGCGGGCGTCGACCATCACGCCCAGCTCGCCGGCGTCGACCGTCCACACCACCGGATCGTCATCTTGCGGCTTCTGCGCGAACACGAAGTCGCCGTTGGCGTCGAAGTAGGTCTCGGCGCCGTAGGACTGCTCGAGCGCCGACAGGGCCTCGGTCCGCTCGCCGGTCCAGGTGATATCGCCGAGCACCGCGGCCGGCGTGAACGGCGTGTGATACGCGATGCTTGCGCCGAACACGGCCGTGACGATCTCGACAGCGGCACCGTGCGGGGTCTTGCCGAGCGCGCCGTAGGGAGCGGTGAACGGCTCGTCGCGAATCTGCGCCATGCGGTCGGCCAGCTCGAGCGACGCCGATGCCGCCAGCGTGTTCCAGGACACGGACTCGACGCGCAGGCGGCCGAGCAGGATCAGCTCGGTACTGCCGTCGGCGTAGCGCAGCCCGCGGCGGACGAGCGCGTAGCCGCCGAGGGGAAGGTCGCGGACGTCGATGCCGAGGTCGGCGCCCGCTTGCAGCGACCACGGGATGGTGACGCTGCCCGAGCGGCGGCTCTGAGCGGTGCGGTCGATCGTCACGCTGCCGGCCTCGACGGGGACGGTGACGGCGTCGGCGTCGGTGTCGCCTCCGAACACGAGGTCGACGCCGGCGGCGATGACGTGGCTGTGGCGCAGCGAGGCGAGAAACTCGGCCGAGGCGGGTTGCATCAGACGTCGTCGGGGGGCCAGGGAACGATGTCCGACGGCGTCGACCCGGCCCAGTCGTACAGGACGGCGTCGTAGCTGGCGCGGCCGGCCTTCAGCGCGGTGTACGTCGCGAACGTCGCCTTGACGTGGGCGTAGGTCGCGACGCCGATCGGCGCGTAGAGCAGCGGGTCGGGGCGCTGCACCTGGCGGCCGGTGACGACGAACCGCCGGTCCGGGACGGTGCCGGCGGTGACGATGCGCTGCTCGCGGAAGCCGAGCACGCTGAAGTACAGGTTGCCGATGCCGTCCTCGGGTGGGGTGCGCAGCAGCACGGGGACGCCGTTTCCGAGGATCGCGCGGGCCTGGTCGCGCTCGTCGAGCGACCCGGTCAGGACGGACAGCTCAAAGTTCGGGGTGTGCGCGATGTCCGACGTGACGATCGGGGCGCGGCGGGTGATGATCTCGTGCACCGACGCCGGGACCGGGTGCTCGAGCTCGGGCAGCGACTCGATCGTCACGAGCATGGTGTTGCCGACCCTGGCGAGATCGTTCAGCCACGTGTCCTCGCAGCCCGCCGACGCGACGGTGACAGTCGCCGTGGCGGTGTCGATCACGCTGCCGGCGGCGTTCTCCGATGTGGCGGTGTACGTGAGCGGGACGCCGATGGGGGCCTCGAAGTCGCGGGCGACGACGGCGCCGGGGACGACGGGCTCGTCGACCCAGCCGCGTACCGATGCGGGGGTCCCGGACGGCCCGGTGCGGGTGATCGTGACCGTGGCCGTCAGGGCGGGCGCGGTGTAGTCCAGGCGCACCGCCTTGACCTCCGGTTCGACGGTCGCCGCGAGCGCCATCAGCCCGCCAGGAGGGCTCGGGCGAGGCCGGTGTTGGCCTCGACGATCTCGGTGCGGACGAGGCTCGTGAGCTCCTGGTCGCCGATGAAGACGCGGACCTGCACGGCCGGGCTCGAGGCCCCGGACAGCGGGATGACGGCCTCGGGGCCGGCCTCGCCGATCACCGCCAGCGTCGGGCTCGTGACGATCCCGCCCTTGGCCAGCAGCGGCACGTTGGGAAAGCCGATCGACTGGCCGCCGAACCCGCCGCCCCCGAACGTCTTCTTGCCGATCTTGAGCTTGGGGATGTTGATGCGCGGGATCGTCAGCGTGATCGAATTCCACGCCGAGAGGACGGCGTTGATCGGTGCCTTGATCGCGTTGGCGACGGAGTGCGCGGCGCTCGACACGCTGCCGACGATGCCCTGGATGAAGTTCACGATGCCGTTGAGGTTTCGCTGCACCGAGGCGTAGGCGTCGCGAGCGCCGCCGGCGATGGCGTCGAACACGTTGCCGGCGGCGTTCAGGGCCAGCGACAGTGCGCCGTGCGCGAACGCGGAGATCCACGAGGCGAGGGCGTTCAGGGACGACTTGACCGCCGAGGCGCCGTCGGTGACGGCGTTGCGGATCGCGCCGAACGCCCCGGTGACAGCGGACGTGATGTCACCCCAGTGCCGGGCGAGGGTGACGACGGCGATCCCGATCGGGCCGGTGAGGACCGCGAGCAGCGACGGCCAGTTCGAGCGCAGCCAGCTCCATACCGCTTTCGCGGCGTTGAGGACCGTGGTGAACGCGCGGTCGACGATGGCGCGGAACGTGTCCGAGGTCTTGTAGGCGATGACGAACGCGGCGACGAGAGCGGCGACGGCGACGATGACGATCCCGATCGGGTTGGCGGCCAGGGCGGCGTTGAGCAGCCATTGCGCGGCGGTCCATGCCTTCGCGGCGCCCTGGGCGATCATCGTGACCGCCGTCCACGCGGCGATCGCGGCGTTGACGGTGACGACCGCGGCGCCGAGGCCGACCATCGCGATGACGATGACCGGCAGCACGCCCTTGTACTGGCCGAGCACGCCCAGCACCCCTGTGAACGTGCCGAGCAGCGCGGTGAACGCGGGGACGAGCTGGCCGACAAGCTCGCCGGCCACATTCGAGAAGGACTCCTTGAGGATGCTGAGCTGGCCGGGCAGCGTCTTTCCCGCCGCCGCGGCGCTGCCGCCGAACTCCTTGTTGACCTCGGCGAGGATGATCTTCTGCGCCTCGAGGGTCTTGCCCGAGGCTTGCAGCGCGGCGATCTGTTCCTTCTGCTGGTCAGTGAATGTGACGCCCGAGCGGGTGAGCTTCGTGACGCCCTTGACCGGGTCGTTGAGCGCCTTGCCGAGCTGCATCGCCGCGCTTTTCATGTCGGTGCCGAGCGCGACCGACATGTCCAGCGCGGCCTTGGTCGTCTGGTCGAAGACGTCGTTGCCCTTGCCGGCCTCGTTGCGGATGTTCGTGAACGTGAGCAGCAGGTTCTCGCCGGACTGGATCGCCTCGTCGTCGACCCCGCTCTTCTTCATGAGCGAGCCGGCGAGCTTTGAGATGTCGCCGGCCGTGACGCCGGCGGCGCCGCCGGTGCTCTTGATCGCGGCGGCGGTCTGCGCCGAGACCTTCGATGCCTCGGAGAACTCGTCGATCCCGGTCTTCACGGTCGCGACCAAGGCGCCGATGCCGGCGGTGCCGGCGGCGGCGAGGCTGGCCTTGCCGATGCCCTTCAGCCGCGACCCGAACGACGACGTGGCGCCTTGGGCCTTGCGGAAGCCGGCTTGCAGGTCGCCGGTGTTGGCGATGAAGTCGACGATGATGGCGGGATTCGCCATCGGCTAGCTCCGGCGCGCCCGGCGCGCCTGGCGCTTGTGCTCGCGGTTTTCGTCCTCGATGTAGCGCCAGAACGCGGCGAGCTCGGCGGGGTCGAGCTCGTCGACCTCGCGCGGAGTCATGCGCCAGTACCGGCAGAAGACGGCGAGGTTGTGGCCGGCCGTCCGTTCGTAGGGTCCGGTGCCTGGTCCTCCATCGAGAAGGCCAGCACGACGTCGTCCATCTGCTCCCAGTCGAGGTTGTGGCCGAGCCGTCTGAGCTTCAGCCAGCCGAACACGACGAACTTGTCGTCGGAGTCCTCGTCGCCGAGGATCTGCGACAGGCTCAGGCCGGTGTGCTCACGGATCAGCCGCAGCTCGCGGGGCGTGAACCGCGGAGACGCGATCTCGGCCTTGGTGAGGATGACCTCGTCGGGGACGGTCAGCGTGGTGTCGGCCATCTCATCCCCTTGATCTCCGAGGTCGCGGCGTCCGAGCAGTGCTTGATGAACGCGCGCTCGGTCCGCTTGGCGGCCGGGTACTCGTAGCGGCCGCGGCGCGCTCGCGGCCGGCCGCGGCTGCCGCCGAACTCGATCCAGCCGGCATACGGCAGCCCGGCGCCCATCTCGACGCGGCCGACCTTGCCGCGCATGACGTCGCGTACCGACGCGCGCAGCGCCCCGCTTTTCACCGGGACGCGCGCGCGGACGGTCGATGCGGTCTGCTCGGCCGAGACCTGCACGGCGTCGTGGACGGTCGCGGACTCGATGTTCCCGAAAAGCCGCTCGGTTCCGGCGGACAGCTGCCGGATGCCGCGGATCTTGATGTCGACGGGCGGGCCTGCCATCAAGGGGTCGGGACGATGTTCTTCGTGGGCTCGCCGACGACCGACCACTCGAGCTCGACGGTGCTGGCATCGCCGGCGTCGCCATTGATCGGCGACCACGGCTGCGGGATCGCCTCGCCCGTCCACTCCGGGTTCGTCGCCGACACCGGCTGGTCGCGGTAGCCGGCGACCCGGAACGACGCGGCGCTGCCGTCGGCCTTGTACGCCGACCAGACCGCGTCGAGCGCGGCCTCCGTTGCTTCGGGGTCGAACGACTGGTACAGCGTCGCGACCAGCGACCACTTGATGACGCCGGGATAGTCGCGGCTGCCGCAGAACGTGTCCAGCGTCGTCACCGCGACGTCGGGTGAGAGCTCGACGTGGTTGGCGACGCAGGCGAGCTCGACGTCGCCGATCATCAGCGAGGCGTTGGTCAGGATCAGCGGGGTCGGTTCGGCAACGGGCGCGGTCATGCGGTGCTCCTAGATGGCGGTGGGGACGGCGTAGACGACGTCGGCGGCG